GATATTGTGGGTTTCCCCCATGTTATTCCTGCCATAATATTGTTATTTTTTAATGGTTTGTTTTAGTCTTTTTCTACTGCTTTATAGTGCAATCGAATTGATAAATAATGCTGATGAATATCAGGTGCTTCTTGAGTGTTTATACTGAACAAAAGCCTAAACTTATATCCGGTTTCAATACTGCGTTTACTGATATCCTTAACCCAACTTGCAGCCTCTTGTGAAAGAGTTTTCAGTCGTGGTTTGTTCTGTCGAAGCGTCCCGTCTCCATATAAATCGATATCTTTTACATAAATCAAGACAGCCACACTTCCTGTTTCAATCACACCTGGAATCCCGGATACGAACTTTACTACAATGTCTTCCAGCTCAGAGTCCTTAGGACGTTCATCTTCCATACATACAACCCCATTCACTTTATTTTTAAGTGAACTGGCAGCGATGATGTCAAACACATCTTTTTCGACTTCTGGTCCTGTTCTCGACATAGGTTAGTTTTTAAAGGGTTTCAATAATTCCGGTACCAGGCGCATCGTTGTGAGTATCCCACTATCAATAACATCATAGCCACGAGCAGAAAGAGCACTGGCATACGGCATCCCGGCCAGAAGCACAACCGTTATTCCTTTCGGAAATTCGGTAGCGATCTGTTCAGCTAATTGTCTACCTTGCTGTGGACCTTCTCCTCCATTTTTGACCTGATTGAATTCTCCTGTTTTGACAAGCTTTCCATCCTCAACTAAGGCATATCCCACCGAACTTCGAAGGTTCCCGGTTTGGTCTAAATACGATCCGTTAAGACGTGCTGCATTCATACCCGCAGTTCCTGCTACTTCCATCAGCACAAGGATCCTTTTCTTGACCTGCTGGGCCCCATGGCGCATTGAAGCCTCAATTACTTGCTTCGGTGTTCTTAGTTTAATGGATACTTTTGCCATTACACAAGTATCTTCAAAAGGTTAACAGCTTGCATTGGAATAGTACTGATCACGGCATATTCACCAAGATCCCCCCGATCATCACAGCTTAGCTTCACACGGGTTGAGGCAAATGGTATATTGTCAATCAAAACCTCATATGAGGCTATCTTGAAATAATTACCATCCTGCTTTCCTACGTTGTTTGTCTTGACTGTTTTGATATAGCAACGTATAGAATCCCCGGGAGCGGAAGAAGCCGGTACCATGTACCCGTTTTCGTCTCTTCCGGCGGGAATCGCTATAATTGGTGTCAATGTTCCGTTCTCAATATCCATTACCACATGTTTGTAAGGTTATTGACAGTGTTTTTATCAGTCAGAAATTGATCGGGAGATAATCCGTTTTCTTTGCAGATCACTCGTATTCTCCCGTCAATTTCCTGCTCGTTCCATTCTTTGGAAACATCTCCTACCTTGACACTTTTGTAGCCTCTTATCGAATTGAGTACATATATTGCAGCTATAGCAACATACTTCATATTACCGGAAACGTATTCTTGATCAATTTTAAAAGCCGGGAGCGCAAAGCGCTCCTCGACTTTCTCAATTGCACTTTCAATAGCATTCCGGCTTACTTCATAAGCGCCTAGTTCTGCTTTTACTCTATCGAAGTAGGTTTTCATTAGGCCACATCATGTGATACTCCATTAAGAGTGATAACAACATTTTCAGCAACATTCGGAGCTGAGAGTGTCAGTGTTGCTGCATGTTCAACATCACCAGCTGTATCACCAGGAGTATAGGTTATTTCAATGTTTCCACCACCTTCGCCAAGCTCAATGTTTCCAAGAGTAAAGCGGGCTTTGTCAGTTCCACCCAGAACAGCTTTAACCTTACCGGTTATCCCTTGTGTAGAGAAGGCTATTACTTCAGTATCTGAAGCTCCTTCATTACATTCAAAGGTTTCAGCTGTTTTGAAAGGAAGAATAACAGGAGTAGCAGTGGGGTCAAACGGAGCTACGAATGAGGATTCTACCTCATCTGTTTTCAGGATGAAGTATTCGTTTCTTCCGATAAATACCGGGGTCCCCCACATTTCGTAATCAACGAACCGGCCTCTTGAATCACGCCACATTCCTACCAGGTTGTCATCATAGGTAGAGTAAACCTTGTTGGGAAGTGGATCCACCATTTCCAGTGGATCAGCAGCTTTCAGAACAGCTACCCGAGTAGCGCACATGAACACAACACGATCGTCTTTTGTCAGGTTGACAGAAGATCCATCTGCCAGAGTAACAAAGCGATCAGGTTCGATCTCAATGGTAGGAAGCAGCTTATCTTCCAGGTAAGTGTTTACATGCGTCAGGCCCACATCGGATTTTGCCACATCTACACCATTAAGTTTCACAACAAAATGGTCCTTCAACTGGTTGGTTGTTGCCATCCGGCGGAAGGTTTTTTTACTCATCCGTACTTTCAGAACGCTCTTCCCTTTTGCTGCAGCAAAATCAACAACGTGCTGGAAATCATCCACAGGACGGGCATATGGATTGCTCCATTGGCCAAATTGTGTTTTGATTCGCTGCACACCGAAATCATAGCTGTAAGAAATAGCAGAGGCTTTGTTGTTGTCTGCACTCACGGTTTGTGTTCCGTTGAACAGACCCTCAAAGTACAACATGCTAATACGCTTGTGAGGCGCAATAACAGCTTTCTCAAAAGGATCAAACAGGTATTTGACAAGCTTTGCAAACTCGGCCTTTCTTTGTTCTTCAGAGAAATTCGCCACACGGCTACGATACCTGCCTTCCAGGTAATAGAAACGATCCAACCGGTCGTTATCCATCTGCCATTCATCACCCATCCGGGCTATAGCTCCAACCAATTCCCTGGCTGTAGGCATCTGGTGAGTTGGCTTCTCGGCGTTTTTGTCAATAACAGAACCTACCATAGCAGCTGCATATTCAGCCAGGATAGCCTGATAGGCTTTGCTCGGTTCGTACTCCACATCCATCTCCTGTTTCCAGTCAGCTTTATAGGTGGAAAGCTTCATGTTCTCTTGGATAAAAGCATCAAATGCTTTAGGCTCCAGTAATTTTTGTAAAATTGAATCCATTGCTTTTTCCTCCTATATAAAATCGTGACGGCTCGTGAGAGCTTTTTTTATTGCAGCATTGATTGGCCAGGGAAGAGTTGCCTCTTTGATCTCATATGCTTGCAGTGTAATAACGCAGGTCGGTGCTCCTTTGATCCTGACCGGGGCATAGTTCAACCCAATTTTCAATACATTATCAAAAACTTCAGGATTGTCACTGTTTACAGGCAGTGAGAGAATTACATCACCTGCTGTAAACGATGCAGAGGTGATTGTGAAAGTGTCATAAGGATCACTGTCGGATCCCGGGGTAATTGCAGTAATGGTGTTTGACCCTGCAATCTTATCACCGGCAATAAAGTTGTGTCCCTTTTTTACTTTAAGGGATGTGCCGCTGCTAAGACTTTCATGGACGATCCCGGATTTCACAAGTACGGCCTGAAGAAGATTGTTAACGGCCATGACAGCCATCAACGATCCTTTCGGGAGCCATTCCATGGATCCGAGATTGCCGGTATAGATATTCCATCCGGCGGTCCTGCGTATACAGGTTTTCTCGTTCCAAACACCTTCTTTTATTGCAGTTGGTGTCTTTTCTTCAAAATACATAACTTCCTTTTTTTGTTAGTGTTACTTTTTGCTTTCGCCCATACTACGCAACTGATCAACAAAATCATCAGTAGTATTCAGTCCTGAACCACTTGCAGGCGGTTCAGAGAACTGTCCTGAACGGACAAGATCTTGTTTGAGCGCAGTGTAATCGGTTTCAATTTGTGTGACAACCGAATCCAACTCCTCCTCTTTTTGAATTGAGTACTTGGACCGGAACACTTCCGGAATGTTTTTCAACTTCTCATGTCCGTTGAGAAGACTTTGCAAGCGTGACTTTTCCTCCTTGTCCCTGTAAGGTGCAAGCGCTGCAGCCACCTTGTCATCGATCAGTTTTTGAACGCTCTCCGGTGTAAGCGTGTTAGAAGTAGAGTGTTCAGGTGTTTTACCTTCTTCCTCGAATTTTTGCCCGTCTTTTAACCCGTGCTTTTTCTCGTAATTCTGAACAGCCGTCTGTGTAGCTTCGGTAGCACGGCTGTCTCCATAGGATTCGAGAATCTGTTGAAATGTTACCCCCTCAACGGAGGTTGCAACATCTTCCTGTTTTGTGACAGTTTTGGCCAGCTTAGCGGCCACCCTGCCGATAATTTTGTCGTCAACCCCAGTGAATTTGGTTTTGAGCGCATCTGTAATTTGTTGAATCATAACTATCCTTTTTACTTTGTTTTATGATGTCAACAAAAATATTTTATAAAATTTCTTTAATTGAAGGTTTGTGCACTACATATGCACTAGATGTGCACTAGATGTGCACCTTTTGAAAATCGGGAAGATATTTAGCTAAAAAACGGAGAATATTAATAAATTCTTTTAATGATTTTTATATTTGCAATGACAGAATGTTGGTTAAATGATGGAGAGGTCGGGGGAAACCCTGCCACTCCCCCCCAAGAGGAAATGCTTAACTGTGTTTCCTCTTGATGTTTCTAAATGTACTGCTCATTGTCCCGGATGAAATAAGCAACCTTTCCACGCTCCCGGGCAGCATCAATACGTGATTGGTTCTTTTCTACCCATTTTTTGAAGTTCTCCGGAACGTCTTTTACCTCATTAACACTCCGGATATTGATCTTCTTCCCTTCCAGTAAGGCAGCAGTTTCCTGATTAAGCTCTTCAATAGTTTTAAGAATATATGTTACAAAACACCGACATTGTGGATGCCAGCCAAGAAACTTAAAATCTTTTGGATATTTCCCTTTTAGATCATCGCAAATATCAACTATCGTATGATTGTTAGACAGATGAATCTCAATACCAACAATAAAATCCTGGTCCTGGATCCTCAAGTAGTCTGCTAACCGGTAAGACATATTGTTCTCGGTCCGAGTAAGCCTCTGGGTATTCTTTACACTGGATCGATATATGCCCTGTCCCGGATGGAACGCCTCAGCGGCCTTTGAAAGACGAAGGTTACCGTATTTATCCCGAACCCTTCTGAATAGTCGGTCCGGCTCAACCAGGTATTGCTTAAGATCCCGGGCCATATCAGCAGCTGACTTGCCATCCCCAAGACCTAGTTCAACACCCAGCTCAATTTCCGTCTTAAACTGATCGACATATTTCCAAACCCGGGTTGAGAGACCAAGACCGTTTTCTTTCCTTGCTAAAAACGCATCCCGGGCTGCATGATGGTTTGTATAGTAACGTGCAACCTGCTTGGAAGTGAGCTGATTGTAATATTCTCCAAGTATGGACTGAGTAAGATAGCTGTTTCGATTGTTGGCAATGGTCCAGGATGATTTAACACCGTCAATTATTGCGCTCTCAATATTACTGGAGAGTTCTTTTAAAAGCTTAGCAATCTTCTTTTTGGCCTGTGGGTAATCTTCAAATGAAAAAGGACGGTTGGGATTGTAATTATTGATGCTATAACCTATAGCAGCCGCTTCCTCAGCCGCTTTTTTGTAGATTTCTTCTATCCTGGCAGCATAGCGGTTTATCTCCCTTTGATGTCGTTTTTCCCATTTGTCCTGCATCACAACTTATTAGTAGGCCGGTTCAACGGCATCGGTTGCTTTTTCCTTCAATATCTGTACAAGAGTATCATCGGCATTGCTACTCCATCCCAGTCGCTCAATACCTTCCTTCTTTGAAGCTATACCACTATTGACAGCAGTACAGATCATTTCAATTTCTTCCTTTTCGTTTTTAGGTAAATACGGAGTGAAAACAGGCTCAATCTTGATAGTGTTGGCAATGTTTTCCGGAATAGCCCCGATGTCGGTCTTCAAAGAAGTGGCAATCCCGTTACAGATCAGGTTACACCTGCGAGTGAACATCTCCCCGAAAAGTTCTTCCTTGGTGGAGACTTTCATGTGGGCATCGGTAAACATCAATCGGATGGCCACCCCGGATGTATTGCTGGAGATTTCTTTCATTACTTTAAAGGAAATATCCGGAGTCTGGACATACCCAAAAATAATGGCCAAAAGGTTTTCCAGTTCGTCTTTCATGGATGTCGGAGAGTTGTTCCAAGAAAGGACCCTCATTTCAGTATTTTCATCTCCCTGATAAACTCGACCCTGTTCCCCTTTTTCAGCAAATCCTTTTAGTTTCCCCTTAAAAAAATATGATGGAGATCCAAAGTAATCGTTCGTGTCTCCCCAGTTTGAGATAAGCGTTTCGACACGATCTATCGCCGATTGAACATCATACCACTCGGGCACCTCTTGAGAATAATGTATTACCGGAACTTTGGTGAATCCATGTAATGCAGGATCTCTGTGTTTGACTAGTTCACCATCTTTTAAGAGATATTGATATACATATCGTTTATCATAAACATCGAACCTTCCAATCCTCTTTCCTTCATCATCATTGACATAATACTTCCTGGCAAAACCATCCATACGCCCGTACTGATCACGATGAGGAAAGAGTTGATCACCCAGTAGAGGTGAAAGCAGTTTGACTTTCATCTCTTCAGGCTTCCCTTGATCATCCAGGGTAAAATACCATAGCTCAGCTGCTTCGCATTCAGAAAAGACCCTTCGGGCCAGCTTACGATCAAAATAATGCATTTTGTTATCATGCATGATATCTTCCATGACATCAAAGAGATCCTGGTATTTTTTTTGGTCCTTCTTCTTACTCTTTAATGAATACTCGACTGGTATTCCGAATGTAAAGCCAACTGTTCGCTCAACCAGGATCTTCTGTAAAGGAACAGCAACACGACAAACCTCAATCTTGGTCTCTTTGTAGATTTTTTCACCTGTTATTTCGTCGTTTTTTTTCGTGTCAACCTTTACAGTTTTTTTCTTACGGATCTTAGGATCCATTACATCATGCTTCTCTGGATTGAGTTGTGCTATGATTTTTTCAATGGAAACAATCTGTTCCTTTTTGTTAGCCGTAAGCTTCTTATAGATTTGGCTTGTGTCTTCGAGCTTGATGATATCTTTGATTTCCATGGTAATGTTTTTAAAGTAAATCGGCCAATTCTTCAGCACTAAGGCCGCTTTCGTTGTTCAAATGATAGTCTATAGCATAGTATAAGAGGTCCACGTACTCATCATGTTCTTTGGCCGGGAACCCACATACTTCTTCGATAAATTCTTCATTCCAGGGACCAACCACCAATATGACACGTCCACATTCAACTTTGGGAGATGCAGCATTTAACCGGGTTTCTTTACTGTCTGTTGGTGCCGGTGTACTGGTAATATTGAGTTTTGTACTTTCTTGTAGTTGATCAACCACAGAGATACCGTTCGCTTTAGGTTCAATCCGGATCGTACTCTGAGCAGTGTAACCATGCTCCTTAACATAGGTCGGTAAAAAGCGGATCAGGTCCGGGAATTTTTTATAGACCTTTTTCGCACATAGGATATATAGATTATTGCGGATTTTACAGGTCCCGATGATCCCGGTCGGGTCATTCTCCTTTTTCTCTGTAAAGGCTGTATCAACAAAAAATGTTACTGGAATGGATCCTTTTAATCCCATAAAGTCGTTATAAGATATAAACTGGAACCATTCCCTTTTGACAATATTTCCTCCATCAGCGACCGGGTTTTGGTCGTATTGTCCGGAATATCCCCGGGATCCCAGGTCGATGAGCTGCTCATCCAGAATCTTCCTGGATAACCTGACAGGATCCAACAGGCCGGTGACGTAATTTTTTCTTACTTCTATTGGAGTTACAAGAGTGGAAAGTTCTGCAGGAAGGCAGATATGCCGTATTTTCTCCGCTTTCTTAGCCAAAAGGTAACCGGTGACATCATTCTCATGCAAACGCTGCATAATGGTTATTACGGGTGTATTTGCCTTATCAACCTTACGTGATGCCAAAGTTTTTGTATGTTCATTGGCTGTTTTGCGTTCTGCCTCTGATGCGGCTTGCCCGGGATTCAAAGGGTCATCATTGATGATCAAATGGCCATGGATACCGGTTATCATTCCTCCGGTTGAAGTTGCATACCGGGCCCCTCCGCTGGTATTCTCATAAGAGGATTTGGCAGCTTTATCCCTTCGTATAAGAATATGAGGAAAAAGACGCCGGTATTTATCCGAGAGAATGATGTCACGGCTTTTGGTCGCATGCTCAATGGCCAGAGCGGCCGAATAGGAGTTGGTGATTACTCGGATCGTGGGATCCTGGGTCCAGATCCAGGCAGGGAACATAACGGTGGCTAACGAGCTCTTGGTTGTCCCTGGTGGTATGTTAATGATCAGGTCGTAGGGCTTCGCTTCCCTGCGGACAATGTAGCCGGCCAGTGTCTGCAGTTCGTCACACAGGTACTTAATATGCCAGTTCCATACAGGCTTTTCGGGAATGATTACCTCCCAGAAGGTCTGTACAAACTCATAGAATGATTCTGTACACATCTGCCGACCCTTAGCCTCAGCTATCAACCGGCATAACCGAAGATTCAACTCACGAGATCTCTCCATCTTTTAATTTTTTGTACAGATCATTTAACACTGTGTCAGGAATCTTGTCCAGTATATCTGAAGGCAGAAGATCCTTCCCGTCCTTTCCCATGTGTTCGAGTTTCTCCGGGGCATCATATCCCAACATCTTACAGATCCGTTCAATGGACCAGCTTTTTCCATGTAGTTTCAATTCAATTCCGTTTCTACCCTTCTTGATGCTCTCTATGGCTTTGACCTGCCTTTGGGTTAACTCACTAAACGGTTTAAACTTGATGCGGGACCCGGTGAAATCCAGGTAATCGGTAATCTGAGCGTCAATGATACATTCCAGTTCAAAAAGGACACGTTCTTTTGTAAGATCGCTTTTGAGCTGCAGACGTGCTTGTAACTCTTTGATCCTTGCCGCAACCTTGCCGTTTTGTAACACTTCTATCGCTTTGCGATTTATCGTCTCGTCTTTCATGTTTGCACACGAATAGGCAAAACGATAAGCCTCGGATGCGTTGCCACATTCGAGATACTTGTTAACGAACTTATTTTGCTTAAGAGTTAGTGTTTGCTGCATAATTCGCCTTTCGGCAAATTTTGCAATCAAATGGAAAAGAATTTTCATTTTGTGCACCAGATGTGCACCAGATGTGCACTAGATGTGCACTTCTTCCTGTTTTAAGAATGATAAATGATGTTCTACCATCTTCCGAACCTTCAGAAATAGAATGTCCCCTGTTGCTACCAGGTCATCAGCACGTTCTTTGTTTCTTTGGGCAGCAGTTCTATCCCGATTGATCATCCATCCAATTTCCCGGAAGGTATAGCCATTGCGTCGGAGAACATCAACAATGGCAAGTCTAAGAAATACCAGTTCATTACTTTTCTTTGATGAATAAAGATCAGAAATCGTATAACCACAGCTTTCAGCAATATTCTTGATTGCTAATTCAATTTGTTGTGTAGTGTCTTCCATATCAGTGCATTTACCCGGGTTAACCACAACAAAGTTACAAAATATGTAATATATACAGCCTTATGAGTTAATAAAATAAAAATCAAACGAATGAAGAGAAAATTATTCCTTCAGATATTTTTTCGCTCCCTCAGTATTGATCATGTAGCTGGAAAAATGCTCTTTTCTCCAGATGATATACTCATCAAGTGGCATAGGCGAATACTTTCCGCAAGAAATATCATCCCGTTCTTCTTCTGAAAATTCCTGGTATTTCTTACAACGATCTTTCAGTTTACAGCTATTGCAGACTTTTTCCATGATCCTGAAAATGGTTTTTCATTGTATCAATGAGCGCAATATCTCCAATGCGTTTGATGAAGTTTCTCTCCCTGGATGATAGCCTGGATTTCTTCAACAAGATCTCAAGATATAAGGCAGGATAACTTTCTGGAACGACCTTAAATTCTTCGAGTGTATCAATTGCGGATCTCTTAAGCCTTGCATTTGAGTTTGAAAGAACATTGGTCCGTTGTTGGTGGATCTCTATTAACTGATTACGTACACTCTCCAGAAACCCCGGATGCTTAATTATGTCAATAATTTTCGTTTTTCCCTTTTCCATATTTTCACTTTATAAAACCACAATCATAATCCCTGTAACCAACAAGACAACCAGTCCGAGCATTGACAGAAGGATAACCATTTCGATTCTGTCCTCTGTGGAAATAATTCTGTTTTTCATAATTAATTATACTTATTAGTAGCTATTAAAAAAGTGAGAGCTGCCCCGTTTGTTTTTCCTTATTCCAAATTTTTTCAGCCAATAAGAGCACTCTTTCTTTACTAACCGTTTCTGTTATTATCACTCCGTCAACGGTTTTCACAAGCTCCATTTTTAAAGAAGGGAAATAACTAAATATCCAATACGGCCTAAATATGTCAGGGAGAGTTGATCCACCACCCAAGCCTGTGGAATATTTAAGAGCCATATAAACGGAGGTTCTACTTCCAATAACGGTATCGGTAATACAATCTGTTGCCGAATCATAATACCGTCTATGTAGAAGGGCGTGAACACACCACTCAGCGAGGTTGTTATTTGTAGTTTTTTCTTTCATTTGGTCAATTATTAATCCATATTACTGCAATCACGCTCACGGTACACACCAACCCTGCAATTATCAGGATTACAGTCAATGAGTCTTGAATGAACTTCGCAAAGCGACCAACAAACCTGTCTGCCTGGTCCTGAAAGAGCCACCCGGCAATGATTACTGCCAGAGAGGAGATTATTAGTTTTCCGTAAAATTCTGCTTCCATTTTTCACCTCCTATATGATTCGGTTATCACACGATAAGCATCCCTCATCTCTTGGTTGGTCCGCTTTACCCATTTCGTCATTATTCGAAAATCGGCTGCTTTTGTTATCTTATGCGATCTGGGGGTGATTGCGATCACCTCAATTTCATGCTTCTCACAGAACTTGATTATCTGCTTTCCGATCGCACTATTCTCCCCAAGTTTCGCCCCGATACTGGCCGATTTCCAGGCGTTGTCCGAGCCCCGGACATGGAAATTTGTTTTATTGTTCCACCCTGCCTCAACCAAGACTATTAAACGGAATCCCAGCTCTTTTGAATCTTCCTGATAGTCCAGGATCCATTTAAACGTATCACACAAATCAAACGTGGTAAGTTGTGTTATTTGGCCAAGATCGGGGCGGTATACACAAAAGCCCGATTTGTCAACGTCTGGATCTATGCCGATAAGTACTGTTTTCGTTTCCATATTATCTTTTTCTGTAATCATCATTTGTAAATCCGATCCGATTAAACATCTCATAAAACCGGCTTGCTGTACGTTGCCCGTATTTCTGCTCAAAATCATTCATGTCCAGATTGCTGGTACAGATCGTGAACAACATCCGGTCGTGTCGGTAATACAACAGATCCACCACCGGAAGGATCTCATTGCCGTAGTTTTTGATCGCTGCCGGTTCCAAGCCCAGGTCATCGATAAAAAGCATCTCACGCTTCTGGAACCTGAGGAAAGATTCTTCATCGGGTTTCTCCCCTGTGGCTAAAAGTTTGACAAGATTCAATGCGCTGATTTCGGCTATTTCTTTACGCTGATCCCTGTAAACGGAATAATAGAGATAGTTGATAGTCCTCATGATAGCTCTTGCAAGGGTTGTTTTCCCGGACCCGATTGAGCCAAATAAAAGCAGCCCGGGTTTCTTCCCGTTTATCAGCCATTTTGTTGCCGTAGAGATCTTTTTCTCAATATCTGAAGTCCATTCCACCCTGCCATTTCGCCTGACTATTTCGTGTCTGTAGGCTTGCTCAATCATATCACGAAGATCCTCATAAACTACCCGGTCAACCCTAAATGTCGTCAGAGAAATCGCCTGTTGTGGGGTTTGTAACGATTTCATGAACTTTGCTACCAATGTTTTTTCCATCTTTTAATCGTCTGTTAATCCAGTTTCTGAATGTGATATTTGCTGATACGTACTTCTTGAGAAGATCCTTGCAATTATGCATTGCCATTAGTACTTCAGCCGTTAGGGGTGGTGGAAATTCTTTTCTGATCTTAAAATATTCCGCTTCTGAAAAAGGTTCCTTCATCTTAGCCACCTGGGGTGCATTGTTAAGAATCCATTTCTGAAACTTTTCATATTCCGGATCCGGGAGGGGGGGCGGCGGAACTGGGGGGTGGGTTTCTTTTTCCGGATCGGGATTTATGGGTTTGGTCTTTTCTGGGGATACGCTAGTATCCCTCTTTTCTTCCTTTTCCTCTTCCCTTTCCTTTTCCCTTTCCGGCAGTGAATCATTCACTGAATCATTCACTGAATCATTCAGTGAGTCATTCACTGAATCGCTGAAAACGTTTGGTGGTGGGAATTTGCTGGGTTGTGGCCTGTTTATGACCTGATGTTTTTTGAAGTTTTTGATAAGCCCGACATTGTATTTTGCCTCTCCTGCCTGGTACACATAGATAAGGTCATTATCTACAAGTTCTTTCATCCACTTTTCCATCGTTTCAATCTTAATCTCATCGTACATGAAGGCGGTGGATGCCAAATAATAAGTGTTCCACCTTAAACGACCTTCATCGTCACTCAAGTTTAAGCAACAGAGAAACAATAGACGTGCACCATGCGATAGCAATCCGATCTTCTCATCTTCCCAAAATTCCGGTTTTATTGTCCTTATTCTAGCCATCGTTTTTCAATAAATGATTCACATGCCTTTTGATTACGTAATACAAGCCCTTTTGAGTGTGGACAAGAACCAAGAACAGGAACACCATGTAGATCCAGATGGTTCTTCATGTAAGGTTTATACTTCCGGCATTGAGAACAGACGTATCCGGGCTTCTGTTTGATTACCTGCCTTTTCATCAAATTAAGTCTTTGTATTGTATATAAAACTGCTCCCAACATAAATCCCCTGGGTTGGGTAGAACAATGCCCTCTTCGGCTGCAAAAACCCTTATCTTTTCCAGATATTGCGTGAACTGAGCCGTATCCAGTTTTTTTGTAGATATCGGCTCCCGGATCACTTCACCAAATACAACACGTTCTTTGACCGGCAGGAATTTTTCACCAAAGAATCTGTGTAGATAGTCCTTGTCGTTCCCGGTTTCATCTGCTATACAGGTAAGCCAAAGCCAATACACCCTGTTCTGAGGAAGGCTCCTTTGTACCCTATGCCGGGTTACGGAAATATCGTATTTCCTTCCTTCTGGGAGCCTTTCTATGAAAGCAATAATACCAGGTTTATCATTCTCGGTTCTTAATGTGAAATATCTCATTCAAAATGTCATTTATAACCGGGGACAGATGAACGCCCCCGGTTCATTTGATTTTTTTAGTTAAGAAAAAGGAAGATCGTCAACATCGGGTGGTGTTGTGGCATATCCCGAAGGCTCAGCCGAAGAAGAGAATCTCTGTCCTGCACCTGGAACATTGTACGTTTCCAGTTCTTTCTTTTCCATCATGGCATCTCTAAGATCCCCGAAAACCGGTAACGCCCTTTTTTCTTCTTCACTCATCCTATCTCGTGCATCCTTAGGCAAGGACTGTTTGATCAGATGCGTTGCACCGTTCTCTTTCCGTTCCCTCATTTCCCAAGCAATAAAATCCGCATATATGCCCTTTTCGCCTTCATACAGATAGTTCTCGGCAATCGGGATAACAAGGCATTTCTTTACTTTTCCTTCTCTTGAGGTGAGGTTCACTATCCCTGATCCGGCAAATGCCGTAAGGTCGATTTTGATGTTTTTATTCATGACTGTGTTGTTAGTTGGTTGAAAATTTTTTTATCAGTTATCATATCCCTGTTGTTCTCCAGAAATTCTATGAACGATTCACAATGAAGCAACAATCGCTCAGTATCCCGGTTCAGTTTAAAATTATAGGGCTCAGTAAAGGTTTCATTCACCTTGCCCCACTTCACTACATTATATTCAAACAGGGTGATTTTGCTCCCTTCCTGGTGTAAGCAATAAGGATAAACGATATGCTGCCAGTGATCACGGAATTTGAAAGCATTGTATCTGGATGTGGTTTTGATGTCGTGAACCGAAAGGGGCATCAATTCATCAATATACCCGTACAATAAGACAGGCCCGTACTTGGTCTGTAAAACCCCCTCTGTTCGTACCTGCGGAACGGCTCCTTTGAAATACTCGGCAAATTCACGGCAAAGGGATATGGGATAGTCAAAGACGTTGTTTCTGAATTGAACACGAATTATTCCTTCCTCTTTGAGTGAAACTATTTCCATGTCCTCTCTTTCAGTATTCCTGCCTAAGATCAAGCAATCCACAACCTCATTGAAGGCCGTTCCCCGGTCCGCTGCCTCGGATTCGAAAGGGACCCGGTTGATTCGATCGATAAGCTCCTGCCTCTGCATAGCCTCGTACTCCTCAACCGAGTATTTCGGATCCTCGCTACCTCCATAGAATAGCTCCCAATTCTTTTCCGCATCCAAATAATTTTGGAAGCTATCTAAGGCGGTTGCATAAAACTGATATTTAGGCTGTAAGTTTTTCATAGACTTTCAGGTCTTTGTTGAACACACATCCCAATTCCTTTGCACGTTGGGTTATCAAACGGGCTGTCACGGTCTTTGAACTCCCTACATGCGGAAATTCCGGAACACGACATACAAGATCATTCAGCGATTCCGGATCAGTACAAACGGTCAGGTTTTCTTTGATCAGGTTTATAACCTCTTCGTATTTCTGTCCGTCTTGCCTGTTTTTATTTAATCTTTCTATATACGGAGCAATTACATTCTTTTGTAGGAATTCATTAGGAAGCCCGTCTCCGTTCTCGTTTACAACGAAAGGAAGCTCTGTAATGGTTGGAAGGTTGCAGGTATTCTTTCCATCGTTCCTGTCCGTTGGATCAAAGGTTATGGTTCTCTTTTTCCCGATGGCCTCCATGTACCCGACCAAATCCAATTCGGTAACAAGTGAATCGTAGTTGGATCCACCAAAAAGTGGCACGTACCGATAACTGTCATTCTCCTGTTGTGTTTGCCTGTGTGCGACAAATACAAGATGCTTATCCAGTAGGGAAACCCTTTTGCAAAGTGCCGAGAATTCAGCTTTTCTTTCTCCGTAACCCTGTAAGGTCAGGGTGCCGTTCATCTTTCCCATTTTTGAATTTCTCTTGACAATGTACTCTGCCATGTAATCCAGTAACTTCCCCCCTGTATCAATAATAAGGCTCTCATAAGCGGATAGATTTTCATTGAGTGCATTCAGCACGTCATCATACGAGGAGACCTGTACGGTATCCCCTATGTGAGAGTAATTGACACGGTGGATACCACCGTCACAGTCTATCATCAAAGGTTTCGGTGATGAAAGGGCAAGCGTAGACTTCCCTACCCCAGCCTGACCGTAAATCAGGACTTTTAGTTTCGGTTGCAGGATTAGCTCCTGCGGCTTTCTGATTAAACTCATTGCTTAAGATTTTAATTGATTAAAAGTGATTGAAAAGTGTAACTGTTGCTGGGGCGGCAGGATTCGAACTCATAAACCCGTTATGGATGACCATGTTTTTCCAGATTTTATGTCGCTTATTACTTTTTGGTCAACATCATACCTTGCCGCCAACTTCATTTTTGGTAAAGTTTTGTCATGGAGAATCTCCAATACGTCATTATTGCATAATTTCGCTCTTCCGTTATTTACCCCACATGCAGACCTATTACGTTTCACGCGATCACGAACATTATCAGCATGAGTGCCTAATAACAGATGTGAAGGATTAATACACAACCTATTGTCGCAAGTATGTCTAACAACCATGCCGTGCGGAATTTCACCTATGTATTTTCGATAATAGTGTCTATGTATCCTATCCCACACGCCGTTTATTGTCGCACATGGGTACCCGTCTGAATTCTTAGCATGTGAACAACACTCCCAACACCCCCGTTCATTAATTTTATATTTCACTTCTATTTTCTTCATGTTTTAGATTGTTTTAAACGCATTTATCTACCAATTCCGCCACGCCCCAGATGGTTCTTTGAACTACCAATTATCTGTTTCCTCTGTCCAGTTGTGCCGGGATATTGGTGTCCAGAAATCATCTGCTTCTGGTTCATCTAAGGACGGCTCTATCAGATCAATATCTGAACTATGATGCCTGTAAATATCTTCGTCTGTATTCATAGATAATGTCTTTGCAGTATTGACAACTGCTCCCCGATCTGGTTTCTGACCTCTGTCATTACCTCATTGTTTGTGCTTTTTCTTACGTGGGCCAGCCTGAAAGTTTCGTCTGGCATTTTTACCTCAACCGTAAGCGTTATGCCAAAGATGTTCGTAATAAGGTTTGGCCGGGGATCGTAGTTTAAGATACGGTAATTACACCCGTATTCTTCGGACAATAGATGCTCTATGTCCTTTCTCAATAACTTAATGTTTTCGTCTGTCATGATAGTATTGATTGCTGATTAACTTCTTTAAAGAAAGGGGGTTGCGCCAAACATAGCTATGAGAATTATCTGATTTGTCTAACCTAAAAATTGATGAAATGCGCACCATCCCGGCTACCCCCTTATAGTATTTTCTGTATTTCCGATTCCTTTATCAACCGCTTCGTTCCCCTTAAAACAACCGGAAGTATTCCCTTGCGTACATAGCTGCTTACAGTCTGCCTGGTAACTCCAAGCATTGAGGCGGCCTCTGTTATTCCCACATACCTTTCTTTCTGCTGAAGGACTGATTCTGCCCTCTGCAAAGTCCCCTGGAGGTTATCACAGAAATCCGCCAAACGAAGTATGGTTGCAAAAGCATCATTCAATTCTTTTCTTGTGGGAAGTTCCATAATACTACTCCTCCTTTTTGAACAGGTGATGATTGTTTGCGTAACGAATA